GGCTCCTGACATCGAACGCGGGGACGACCTTCGTATGAAGGCAGCAGAATCCATCCTGAACCGCGTTGGTATCGCAAAACAGGAAACAATGAACCACAACGTACAGGCAATCCACGGGGTTGTTCTGCTACCACCTAAGAAAGAGGTCGTGATAGATGGCTGACATACAAAAAATGAATCTTATGGAATTGGATGCGTTTCTAAAACGAGACGACATTACAAAAGAACAACGTGCAGAGGCTATGATTCGCATAGATAGCATAAGCAGGTCGGATGTAACAAGCCCAGATTCTGTCCCTGTTCCTAAACCAAAGCCGAAACCTCGTGGGCAAGCTGTGGCTCGTGGTGGCAAGGTTCGCGGCTACCGCTATGGCACCCCCAAGGGTGGTGTGAAGAAGATGAAATCGTGTCGTGGTCGCAAGGCCCAAGGAAACAAGGATTAGAGATATGTCAAAGAAACGCACACTTTTAAATAAGGACGGTACTGTTCCTTCTCGCAGTTATAAAGAAATTGCAACAGACCCCAAGGCTGGTTCGCCGCTTACATCTGCAATTATCTATGTTGCAGAAAAAGCAGGCTTGACCAATAAGTCTCGTAAAGCAGCGAAATCTGCAGAGACTACTATTGAAGAAATCGACGGCATGAAAATCGTTGTTCGAAAAGACAACGACTAGCCCGTGGCCCCACGCAAAAGAGTCCTAGTCCCCCCGAACCCCGAAGACCTAGGCAAGGTCGGCAGACCTAAGAAAAGACCCGGCGAACCCAAGACCACGCACAACATAAGTGACCGGGAACGTGCGCGGCGTTCTGTACAGATGAAGCTGAAGAATGCCAAGAAGAAGCAGGTCAAGCAGGATGTGAAGACAGCCCGGAACCGTCGCAAGGTTCGTGACCTGACCAGCGCAGCCAAGAACATAGAGAATGCCTTGAACGGCAACAAGACCCGTGTGGTAGATGCTGCAGACTTAGACGTATTACCCCCAGCAGTTACGGACCTAATAGATGATACCCCTGTCATTTTCAAACCTAATGAAGGACCTCAAGAGGACTTTCTTTCGGCTTCCGAACAGGATGTACTTTATGGTGGGGCCGCTGGCGGTGGCAAGTCATTTGCTCTACTTGCTGACCCCCTACGCTATTGCCATAATCCCAACCATCGTGGCCTTCTTCTCCGGCGAACGCTCGACGAACTAACGGAACTCATCGACAAGTCGAAGCAGCTATACCCCAAGGCATTTCCCGGCGCACACTTTAGAGAGTCCAAGTCAACGTGGGTCTTTCCATCCGGTGCAACCATGTGGTTTACCTATCTCGACAGAGATAAGGATGTCACCCGTTTTCAGGGACAGGCGTTTAACTGGATTGGCATAGATGAAATAACACAGTACCCCAGCAGCTACGTCTGGGACTATCTTCGTTCTCGTCTTCGTTCGACGGACCCTGAACTACAGAAGAACCTAACCATGCGCTGCACAGCGAACCCCGGTGGTGTTGGCGGCTGGTGGGTCAAGAAGATGTACATTGATGCCCACGAACAGAACAAGGCGTTCGGGGCTAAAGACTTAGAAACAGGTCGAACCTTTGTGTGGCCTGACAACCATCCAAAAGCAGGTCAACCCCTATTCTACCGCAAGTTTATCCCAGCGAGGTTGACTGACAACCCCTTCCTGATGGCAGATGGTCAATACGAGGCCATGCTTCGGTCACTCCCGGATGTCGAGCGTAGACGACTCCTAGAAGGGGACTGGGATGTGGCAGAGGGAGCGGCCTTCCCAGAGTTTTCGAGGGTACGACATGTGGTCGAACATTTTGAGCTTCCCACGAACTGGCCCCGCATACGTGCCGCCGACTATGGCTACTCGTCGCCGTCGTGTGTCCTGTGGGGTGCTATTGATTGGGATAACAATATTTGGATTTATCGCGAACTTTACGTAAAACACTTGACAGCAGAGCAATTAGCTGATAAAATATTAGAATGTGAGGAGTTGGACCCGTTACCTCATTATACGGTCCTTGACTCTTCATGCTGGAACAAGACCGGATTCGGCCCTTCTATCGCAGAGACTATGATGAGGGCCGGGGTTAGGTGGACTCCATCCGACCGCAATCGTCTACAAGGAAAAATGGAACTACACAGGCGGCTTGCTGACGACCCCCACTCTAAAGAACCCCGTATGCGAATCTTTTCCACTTGTAAGCATATCATTGCACAGTTATCAGGCATTCCACTCTCCAAAACTAATAGCGAAGATGTTGACACGCGAGCAGAGGACCATGCCTACGATGCGTTGCGATATATGGTTATGACGCGAACCAGCGGATATACTTCGATACACAAACAACTGCAGGGCATCAAAGACCAAGCCTTTCAGCCCTATGATGCTACGTTTGGATACTAATGGCAGACCTCGACCCAAAAACCGCAACCCTTCGTGAAGTTGCTGAAGCTTACGCTAAAAAATCAAACCGTAAAGATTTTGTCAGTCCTACTATTCAGTATTTTAAGGATATAGCTGACGAACCCGGTTCAGCACTTCGCTTGTTCGAAAAAGATGCGGAAGGATTTACCCTTCTTTCTAAAACTTTTGGAAATACTAGTGAAAATGCTCCTGTCAAAGCGGCTATGCAAAATATTAGGCAGGTAGGGCTTTTATTAAAAGAAAACCTAGGCCCGGATACTGCTGAGTACAAGCTTCTTCCTGATAAAGCTCCTAACACAGATTTAAACAATCGTATTTTTGGCAGAATAGAACCGTCTAAAGCAGAAGCTCAGATAGCAATTAACCCTGACCGTAAGGTTCAGTCTCAGTTTTTTTCTGGTGTTGCAAAGTATCTAGATGACCCCGCTACTAGACCTGCAGCACTAGCCATCATATTTAATTTAAATACAGGACTTCGCCCTAACGCTGTTTTAAATCTTAGCATGAAAGAGTACATGCCTGATACTGGTGCAGTTTACATTGAAACTGATGTAGCGGGAACCAAGGGTCGCCCTGTTAATATTCCCCTGAATCCTGTTGCGGATTCTATCCTTCAAGAATTGTTAGTAGACATAAAGCCGGGGGACTTCTTCTTTAGAAAGCCCGGTGGCGCACAGGTTAAAACAACTGACATAAACAAAATATTAAGAGCCGTCAAGGTTCCGAACTTGATGTACGACCAAGCAACTAAAACTTACTACGACTCACTTCATCCAGAAAAAGGTCCGGGTAAGACAGGCTCTCCTCTTCTTCGTAACGTACACTCAAGCATAGCATTAGATATTGGAATACCACAGGAAAGAACAGCATACCTACAGGGTCGTAGTCTAAAAGCTGCATCAAAAGGTTCTACAGGAGAACTGGCGGGTTATCAAAAAGCATTTCCGGGAAATGTAGGAGATTTAGACAGGGATTTTGCTTCTCAAATATCTTCTTTTTGGGGGCAGTCTGCTACGGACGCAGGATTTGATGTTCAATCCAAGATTCCGATGCCAGAAACCCGTATCACAACCAAGACCACAGGATATGAAGGCTACTTCGAACTCCCGGTTCGTGAAGAGGTTCCCACTACTCTCAAGTCCACAGACAACATAGACAAGAATGTAGCTTCTAGCAATTTACAAGAAGAACTTTCTAGTAAGGGCTTGGATTGGGATGGTCTGGTTAAAAACATAGGTAAAACTCTAGACACAATACAAAAAATTCCCGGTGCTAAAAAAGTTCTTCCTATTGCTGCGGCAACATCAGGATACATAGCTGGTAAATCAGAAGCAGCAGATTTAGGATTGCCCGCAGTAGCACAGGAAGTTGTAGGAGCATTTAGCGGAGCTAGTGAACTAACCCCGTTTTCAATGACCGACATAGCAGATACCGCCAGCGGTTTTGGTGTAGCAGCTACAGAAGAACAAAAACGCATTGACGAGCTTCGCAACCGCGCTATTTCACAAAGAGATTCTGGCATGATTCCAGAACCGGACAGGGTTCCTCAAGCCGCCCCTGCCCAAGACCAAGGCTTTCTTTCCGTTAACTAGGAGGCAGAGATGCCAGACAATAACTACAACTACGGTGCAGCC